TGCTAAAAAATCTCAAAATAAACCAAAAATATGCTCAGCATGTGGTCAAGCCATTAAATAAAAGGTATTTGACTAATCAATAACTTTTGCTATACTTAAAGGACGTACTCTAAGGGGATCTGGTATGACTGTTTTGGCTGTAGTCCGTCACGAAGACAAGGTCTATATGGCTGGTGATCGTGGTGCATCTGATGATAATACAATCCTTTCTTTAACAGCACCAAAGGTTTGGAAACTTGGTCCATACCTACTTGGGTATGCAGGAGCATTAGATGGAGAACGAATTAGATACAATTTTAATCCATACGTTCCAGATATTAAAGATATAGATAAGTTTATGCAAACTAAGTTTATTAAACAACTTAAAAATTTTTATAATGATTGGTGGGTTGATACTGGCAAAGAGGCTGACCTTGGCTTAATAATTTGTATTAAAGGACAGATATATGAGCACAACGCAGTAGATATGTCTTTATCTAAATATAATTTAGATTATTTAGCAATGGGCTCTGGGGCTGAATATGCTTATGGATATTTAAATGCTACAGAAAAATCTAAGGATCCTCGTAAAAGAGTTGTGGGAGCAGTAACCGCTGCTATTAAATTTAGCCCATCTTGCATGGGCCCAATTGACGTAGTAAGTGTATGAAAAATATTATTTATAAAATTAAAAAATATTTTTATATTAAAAAAATAAAAAAACAAGAAAAAAAAAGAAAGTTTTTATATTAATTTATTATGAAATCAATAAAAAACTTTACTTTAAATTTTAAAGATAACGAACTTAATTTTAAAAATTTTCCAATATCTAAAGTTAATTCTTTTGAAAATTGGAGTGATGATTTTAAACAAAAAAATTCTTGTACATTTAAAGAAGAGATAAATAATTATTATTTTAGATCAGATAATTTTAAAAAAAATAATGACAAGCGTCACATTTTATTTAATGGATGCTCAAATACCTTTGGCCTTGGATTATATAAAAATGAAATGTGGTCAAAAATAGTTTATGATAAAATTAATTCTAATTCTGGATATTTTAATTTGTCTGTTCCAGGAACTGGAATAATTGATCAAATAACAAATTTTTTTAAATATTTTAATATATACGGAAATCCGAATGTAATATTTTTTAATATTCCTAACTTAGAAAGATTTTATACATATGAAAATAACGTTGTTATAAATAGTGAATATGATAATAAATCTCTTCCTATATTACAATTAATTTCTTATCAATACTATTTAATGTTAGAACAGTACTGTAAGTCACACGACATTAAACTGTTTTCTTTTTCTTGGTCTTTGGAAACAGAAAATTTTATGTCTTTTTATTTTAAAGATACATTTTATAAAATACATAATAATAACATGTATGAAAAAATTTATGAATATAAAAATAAATCAAATAAAGATTTTTTAATTACTGCAAGAGATGGCAGCCATTTTGGAATTGGGTATAATTTATATTGGGCAAACTTTATTTATAACAAATATTTAGAAAGCAACTAAAGTGATATTTCTTGGAGTAAATGAAACTTCTCACGATGCATCTTTATCTTTAATTAAAGATGGACAAATACTTTTTGCTGGACACGCTGAAAGATACAGCAAGAAAAAAAATGACTGGTATATAAATGATAGTTTAATTAGTGATGTTTTATCATATGGCATACCCAATGCTATAGCCTACTATGAGAAACCGCTTCTAAAGGCTTCTAGGCTATTTTTAAGGGGTGGTGCAGGTGAGTGGAAGCCACGTTTTAATTTACCAGGAGTTCCTAGAAAATCATTTAGTCATCATTATTCTCATGCCTGTGCTGGCTACTATACTAGTAGTTTTAATGATGCAGTAATTGTTGTACTTGATGCAATTGGAGAATACAATACTTCAACAATTTGGGTTGGAGAAAATAATAAAATTAAATTAAAGTATAAGCAAAATTATCCAGTAAGTTTTGGATTATTTTATTCAGCATTTACACAATTAGTTGGCTTAATGCCAAATCAAGAAGAGTATATTCTGATGGGCATGGCTGCGTATGGAGATTGGAAAAAGTACTATAAAAAAGTTAATAGTTATTTTCCTTTATATGATAAACAAAAATATAATTTTCATAGAGGAATAACTGATTGGGGATGGGTTAAATCAGAACAGGATAAGTTTGACATAGCAGCAGCAGTTCAGGTTGTATATGAACAAAGACTGAATGAATTTATGAATATGGCATACACAATAACTAAAAAAAAGAATCTAGTGTTTATGGGGGGGTGTGCATTAAATTCTTCAGCAAATACAATGTTATGGAATATTTTTGATAAGATTTGGATTATGCCAAACCCAGGTGATGCTGGCTCATCTTTGGGTGCAGCAGCAGCATTATATAGAAAACATATTGAATGGAAGCATCCATACTTAGGTTACGACTTAGGCGGGGAGTACCCAGTTGATAAAATAATTGACGGCATATTAAAAGATGGAATAGTGGCAGTAGCAACAGGAAGAGCAGAGTATGGACCAAGAGCACTAGGCAATAGAAGCATTCTTGCTGATCCAAGAGACTCATCAATCAAAGACAAAGTTAATTTAATTAAACAAAGAGAGTTGTTTAGACCTTTTGCTCCAGTAGTTATGGCAGAACATTCATCAGAATGGTTTGATATGAATTTTGAAAGTCCTTATATGCAATATACGGTAAAATGTTTACAACCAGAAAAAATACCATCAGTTGTTCATGCTGACGGAACATCCAGAGTTCAAACTGTAAATAAAGATCAACATTTAGGGCTTTGGTCTGTCCTTAAAGAGTTTTATAAAATAACTGGAGTACCTATTTTGCTTAATACTAGTTTAAATATTAAAGGGCAGCCTTTGCTTAACGATGAGAATGATATTTTTTTATGGGAAAAACATTATAATACTAAAATTATTAGATAGTTATTTGACAGAAATGGATCAAGGGTGTATGATTTATATATGGAAAATTTTGACAATATATTAAAAAATTTACAACAAGAGGAGTCTAATCTTGATGAATTTGAAATTTGGTTAAACAATGGAATTAAGCGGGGATGGATAACAGAGCCGTTTTGTAATACTCATGAGGGAGATCCTTATATGAGTGAAGAAGAAGCGCAAGAGTGGGAAGAGGGCGGAGACCCTTGTCAAGTAGTAATTAAAATAATAGATAACTAAGGGGTAAAATGAAAAAAATAACTTATGCTTTTACAGTATTATTGTTTTCTGTGTTTATTATTCAACCAGCAAACGCAAACTTTGAAGTTGTTATGGGACCTCTTGGTCCAGAAGTAATAACTAATTTTAATCCACCTGCAAATTTTGGTCCAACAGTAGGAGGATCAAATGGTGGAACAGTTGGTGGCGTTGGTGGCTCTTATGCAATTGTAGACTCAAATGGAAATGTAACTAATACGGTTGTCTGTCATAGTTATTGTGCCAATGGAACATTTGGTCCAGGTGGGGATACTGCGGTTTTACAAGTTCCTAACAGTAATGTTGGTGTTTGGTTTGGTCCAAATACAACAACATATGATAGAGAAACAAAAACTTTTACAGCAATAGATCCAACACTTCAAGTAATTGAGGCAACTGACGGAGACTCTTCTGTAACAATTTCTGGAAACAAAGTTTTAACTTTTGTTAGTGGAAATATATTTGTAAATAATGAAAAATTAGTTGGAATTCAAGAAGATTGGAATTCTAACTCAACGGCTAATGTTTCTGTAACAGAAAACGATATTAAAGAATCTTTGAATTTGGGAAATAGAAAAACAAACCAAGAAGTCAGGAAACTAATACAAGACTCTAACCTATTGTTATTAAATAAGAGAGTAGAAGTGTTAATAGGTTTGCTTAGTGGTTGGGTTAAATAATATAATTGTTGCGAAAGTAACTCAATGGTAGAGTACTACCTTGCCAAGGTAGATGTTGCGAGTTCAAATCTCGTCTTTCGCTCCAAGGCCCTATCTTCTAGTGGTCAGGATACCAGGCTTTCATCTTGGTGAGCAGAGTTCAATTCTCTGTAGGGCTACAAATTCTGATATAATAGTTATATACCTGCCTATTAAGGGGGTATATTAACTTATTCGCTTGAAAGGGGAATAAAATGGTAACACAGTTCGCAATGGATCTATTCAATGATCCTTTTTTTATTGGCTTTAACAGAGAGTTAGGCCGTTTAAATACAGCACATAAAGTAAATTCACAATCATATCCTCCATATGATCTTCTAAAACTAGATGAAGATACATATCGTTTATCTGTTGCTATTGCAGGGTTTACAAAAGAAGATATTGATGTTTCAGTAGACAACGGAACCCTTATAATTAAAGGTGAAATTGTAGAAGTTACAGATGCTGAAGTTGTTCACAAGGGAATTGCTGGTCGTAAGTTTGTACGATCATTTGCTCTTGGTGAATATATGGAAGTTACTGGCGCAGAACTAAAGGATGGAATGCTAAATGTAAGTATTGATCGCATTGTTCCTGAAGATAAAAAACCTAAAACAATTAAAATAAAATAAAAAAGCAACCTGGGTATGTTGTAAAACTGCCCATTATTTGATATACTTGTAGTAGAACTTAAAGGAGAGTTTATGCCTAGATATGATTACAAATGCTCTATCTGTTCTTCACAAGTTGAATTTGAAAAATCAATCGGTGATGATAAATACCCAATATGCTGTAGTGAATCCATGCAAAGGGTTTGGAGCGCTCCTGCTGCAATTTTTAACGGTCCTGGATTTTATTCAAGCGACAACAGAAAGTAGATGTATAATAATACTATGACTAACATTGTTCAAGATCATCCAAGCGTAGTTTCAAAAAAATATATACTAAATGCCAATGACCGTTGTGATAAATGTCAAGCACAAGCCTTAGTTAGAGTTAAAGGTTTATCGGGACAACTAACATTTTGCAATCACCATTATGAAAACATAATGAATAATCCTGAATCACACAATAAGATGATGGCTTTTTTAGTAGAAATTCTTGATGAGCGTGAAAAACTTATTAAAGACAAAGCAATAGGGGGAATATAATGTATGAATATTTTGTAAAAGAAGTAAAAAATGTTGTTGATGGAGATACCATTGACGTAGTTATTGATTTAGGTTTTGATATTTTGTTTGCATCTCGTGTTCGTTTGGCTGGCATTGACACTCCAGAGTCACGCACAACAGATAAAGCAGAAAAGGCTCTTGGTCTTGAGGCTAAAGAATATTTAAAAAAACATCTTAAAGATGCAAAGTCTGTAGTAATTCGTACAGAAAAAATGGATTCTTCAGAAAAGTATGGTCGTATTCTTGGTTGGGTATATGTTAATGGAGAGTCAGAATCTGTCAATAATAAAATGATCAACGATGGCTATGCTTGGGGATACCTGGGAGAAACTAAAGTTAAAGATTTTGAAGTATTGAAAAAGGCTAGATCAAAGTCTGGTAAATGAAAAACGTTTTTTATTTTACAGCAGAGTGGTGTGGTCCCTGTAAAAAAACAAGACCGATTGTTGAAGAAATGAAAAGAGAAGGCTTTGAGTTTCAAATAATAGACGCTGATTATGAACAGTTGCTTGTTAAGAGATTTCAAATAAAATCAGTTCCCACTTTCATATTATTTGAAAATGAAAAAGAAATTGATCGTACTACTGGAGCAAAAACAAGAAAAGAATTGGAAAATTTTATTAATGAAAAATAAATATTTTAATAATTCTAATCTTTGGCAAGAGAGTGATATAGATACGGTTGGATTACCAAGGCCATTTGCGACACCAAATAGAAAAGACTTAGCAAAAAAAGTTCCAATACCTTGGCAATCTGAAGATCGCTTTCAGTCTTTAGGTCATCTAGGTTTAAATGAAAAAAATGAAGACCTTGTTTATGAAAATAACTTATGTCCTTATTGTGGTATAAAAATTAATGACAAAGAAATTGTTACTAGATGGTATACCTGTAATTTAATTTTAGTAAATAAAAATTATCGCTGGGTTTATTCAGATCTTCACCCATTTCATTTAGAATGCATGAAGCAGGGTCGTATTTTTTGTCCACATATGAGAGGGTTACAAGATTTAGATTTTGAAACTGGAACATACAAAGAGTTAAAACAAAACGCAATTAATGATGTAATAAAATCAAAGGAGTTAAGAAATGAAAAAACTATTCAAAAGGATATTCAATCCTGATGGGAAAAGCATGAGTTCAGATGAAAATGAAATGATTGAAAGATTAATTCTTGAAGGAGCACTTGAAGTTGCTGGTGTTGACTCTGAAGATGGGTCATTGCTATATTCATTTACCCCCAAAATTGAGCAGGTAATGCCAGAACTTTATCACGATCATCTTAACAGAGTCAATGCTGAAATACTTTCATTATGGGAAAGAGGCTATGTAGATATAGATTTTTTGGCAAAAGAGCCAATAGTTACAATCACAAACAAATCTTTTGATCCTGTAGAAATGTCAAAACTACGCAAACAAGACGTCTGGGCTATAGAAGAACTTAAACGCCTAACTCGTAAAAAATAACTCTGATATAATCAATATACAAACTAGGAGGTTTGACATGCCAGTAGGCGGAAAAGGAAAACCAGCAGGCGGTTATCGTCCTGGGAAAAAAGGTAGTTATGGATGCAAGGGCTATCCAACAGTAAGCGCAGATGGAACAGTTCATGGATGTCACCCAACTAGGGCTAAAGCAGCAGCACAGGCTCGTGCAATTTTTGCAAGTATTGCTCGTAAGTCAATTACATCAGTAAGAAAATCAATGGTTACAGAGGGCGACTTTGTTATGTTTATTAACGAAGATGATGAAATTAATGTTGGTCGTGTTGAATATGTTATGACAAACCCAGGACTTCTTGGTTTGCCTGGTTCTGAATACTCAATGGAATATGCTGAAGATGATAAGCCAGTTATTGTTCGCATGTATGAAGAAGAAGATGGTGCATGGGAAGAAAAACCTTATGTTGTTTATCATCGCATGTCAGAAGTTGTAAAGATTGAATCACTATCTGTATCTGTTGACATGGTAATGGAAATGGGATCAAGTAATTCTGAAATTCCAGCAACACCGCAACAATCAGATTTAGAAAATATGTATCAGGTTCAAATTGGAAAAGCAGAAAAACCTAATTACGAAGATTTTATTAAACCAAGACGTGGTGGCAGTGAACCGTCTAATCCAAAACTCTATGCAAGAGTTGTACAGGCAGCAAAAGATAAATTTGATGTTTATCCATCTGCTGTAGCAAATTCTTGGGTAGTTCAAGAGTATAAGCGTCGTGGCGGTACATATAAGTCAGAATCAAAATCTACAACCAAAAGTATTTGGGGTGGAGCATTTGATCCTTTAACATTGGAAAAATAATGTCTAAAAAATCTTCAGCATCTTTTTTTAAAAATTATGCCTTTAATCCAATACAAATAAAGGATGGAAGAGTTGTTCGTATAAGAAAAGATGGAACAATTAAAGCGGATCTTGGTCCGTATCCAAAAATAAAAAAGGGGTTTAGCAATGGCAAATAAAGAACAAAAGGGAAATGTTAATAAAAAGAAAGAACCAAAGATGACTCTTAAAGAAAAACGTGCTATTAAACAAGAAAAGAAGAAATCAAAATGAGTACATTTTATTTTCTACATTCATTAGCAATAGGCTTATTAATGATTGGTTCATTTTTTTGGGGTAAATCTTATGAAAAAAATAAGGTAAAAGAAAATGGCTGATACATACACTCCTACATCTGGTATGAAGGCTGCTGCTCGTCGTGCTTTGAAATGGAAAGCAGATGGCAAGGCTAAGGGAGCAGGAACTCCAGTAGGCTGGGGACGTGCAACTGATATTGTAAATGGATCAGCGATGTCTCTTAGTACTGTTAAAAGAATGTATTCTTTTTTCTCACGTCATGAAGTAGATAAAAAAGGTAAAGGTTTTTACGATGGTCCAGAATTTCCATCTAATGGAAGAATTATGTGGGATGCTTGGGGTGGAGATGCAGGATTTTCATGGAGCCGTGCAATTACACAAAGAGAAAAGAAAAAACTAGAAAAAGTGTGGCAGGGAACTGCCTTTGATCTAAGAAAGTAGGGGGTAATGGAAAATTTAGAAAAAAATGAACTAATTCAACTAATAGGATTTTATAAACAAAAATTATCTGACGTAGAACTAGAGTCATTAAAACTACAACTTCAGGTTAACAAACTTAACTCTATGGTTTTAAGTTTAAGCCAAGAACCAGTCAAAAAAACTAAATAGCATGGAATATTTATTAGTTATAGGCTTGACATTGCTGTCTTATTGGTCTATAATTAAAATATCAAACAAAAAAAGAATGATATTTTTAAGCAAAAATAAATATAGACAAAGTTCTATTTATGAAATGGTTAAAGATATTATTCCAAAGCAAAGGTTTGATAAGCCTAAAGTTATAACGCAATCTCAAAGACATATTCAAAAAAATATGTTAAGGGTCGTAATAGCAGACGGAAGTGCATATTGGATATTAAATAATGTTTTTTATACTGCAAATGCTGTAAATGGCAGAGTAGATGAAGAAACGATAAAGCCATTAGATATTGAAAATATGCCAACAAAAGAATTAGACAAGATGTTATCAATACTTGATGACTTAAAACAAGGGGTAGGGCCAAATGATAGTAGCAGTACAGGGAACAAAGGAATTTAACGACTATAACGTATTCCTTCGTGCTATGAGTGTTGCGTTATCTGGCATGAAAGATGGAGATAATGATTTTATTATTTACTCTGCGGGTCCATCAAGAATAAATCACTTTGTTTCAGAGTTTTCTAATTTATCAGAACGGGGAATGAAAGCAAGAGGCAAAAAAATTAAGTTTTATAATGCTGCGCCAATATGGTTAAGTGAAAATATAAATCAAGTTAATTATTTTGCTTTTTTAAGTCGTCCAAAAGAATCAAAATCAAAGTTGGTTCTAGTTGCAGAAGCAAACAATATTGATGTTGGTCTTTTTAGGTATTAGGAGAATAAAATGATTATTAGAAGTTTAAATACAATGGAAAAAATTATAAATAAAAATAAGAATTTGTTATGGAGTGGTTGGGATGTCATTGATCTAAAAGAATCAGACGTTGCAAAAACATCTCCTATGGGTATTAGAGTAAAAGATAAGTGGTATTTACATAGAATTTATAAGCCTGGTCGTAATGGTTGGGACATACCAAATAAGTATAAGGATTAAAAAATGGAAAAGAAAATAATTTTTATACCTGCGTCTGAAGAAAAAGAATTTAAGTATTTAGATAAGCCAAAACCAGCAAAAAACTTTTTACCAATTTGGTGGAAAAAAAATGATTTTTTTCAAAAAAATGAATTAGGAGATTTAATTGTTCCGCCAGAGCCAACATTTAAAGGATGCATGCCTTTTTTAGATTCACTTACTACTGGATACATGGCATATACAACACAAGAGTTATACGTCTCAAATAAAAATAATGTTATAACAATTGATTGGAACAACTCTCCAGAGCCACTAATATTAAGAAAATCAAAAACAGATGGAGTCCCAGTTCCTATTGGGTGCAATGAAATGCATTTTGCTTGGCACTTTCATTATGGATTTGTTCTTCCAAAAGGATATAGCGCTTTATTTACTCATCCATTAAATAGACACGACTTGCCATTTGTTTCAAGTTCTGGAATTATAGATGAGGGATGTTGGTGGAGCGGTAAATTTTCTTTTTGGTTAAAAAATGATTTTGAAGGAATTATTCCAAAAGAAACTCCAATTATACAAATTATTCCTTTTAAAAGAGAAAATTGGATATCTGAATTGAGGCCAGATTTAATAGAGCGTTCACAAAAAGAAGTAAACGAAAAAAATAATTATTTTTATGGATTTTATAAAAAATTTATTAAAAAAGAAAAAAGTTTTAAATAATGAAACAACACTTATGGAAAGACAAAGCCCTATGTTTGGGAATAGATAACAATGCATTTTTTGATAAATATGAAGATCAAGAAGAATCTAGAAAAAATGTTGACGCACTTTGCAAACAATGTCCAGTAAAAAAGGTATGCTTTGCAAATGGCATATCTGGAAAAGAATGGGGCGTCTGGGGTGGAGTATACCTAGAAGGTGGAGAAGTTTCAAGAGAATTTAACAAACATAAAACAAAACAAGACTGGTCAAATACTTGGCAAGCCTTGACAATGGAATAAAATATGGAAAATAAACTATTAAATAATTTAAATCTAATTTCTATTTCTGGGTGCGGTCATTCTGGAACAACACTTACGGCAACAGTTTTAGGTGCACATAAAAATTTATTATTAATCCCAAATGAAACAAGAATGTTCCTTGATAATTCTTATGATATTAATAGTTTTATATTTAACAACTATACAAATGAAAAAACTTTTATAATAGAAAAAACTCCAAACCATGTATATGTTTTAGATAAAATAAAATTAAAGTACCCAAAAACAAAATTTATATTAAACATTAGGGATCCAAGAGATATTGCAGCATCACTTTATAATAGATTTGATGACTGGCAAAAAACATTGGATAGACTTAAAAAAGATTTTGAGTATGTAAGAAAATTTTATAATGAATCTTATATAATTAAATATGAAGATGTTGTAAATGAGTTTGAAAATACATTTATAAATACATGTAAATATTTAAATATAGATTTTGATAAAAATATGTTAACTTATTACAAAGTTCCTACAAATTGGTTTAATGTTAAAAATCCTAAAAAAACAGACGGTAAAGATTTTAATGGTAATCATGAAATGAACAGGTCTTGGCAAGTAAATCAACCACTTTTTGACGGTACTGGTAGATGGAAAAAAGAATTAAACAATAAGCAAATAGACGATGTGGTAAAAAATGTTGGAGAATTAGCCAGTTTTTTGGGGTATACTATATAATGGTTATGGAGGAAAAATGATTATACAAATAATTGGACTACCTGGCTCTGGTAAAACGGAACTAGCAAAAGCCCTTAAAGAACGCATTAACGCTATTCATCTTAATGCAGATGAGGTACGTGCTACAGTTAATTCTGATCTTGGGTTTACCGTCAAAGATCGCATAGAGCAGGCACGACGTATGGGGGCTATGGCAAGACTTATTGCTAATCAAGGAGTTGCTCCAGTTATTGTAGACTTTGTTTGCCCAACAGAAGAAACTCGTGAGGCATTTGGTAAGCCAAATATTTTAATATTTATGGACACTATTACGCAAAGTCGTTTTGAAGATACAAATAAAATGTTTGAGCGTCCCGAAACTGCTAACGTATATTTTTCTAATCATGAACTAAATGCTGAAGAGAAGGCATCTCACATAATTGAAAAACATGGTTTGCACGATTGGTCTGCACCAACAACACTTATGCTTGGTCGTTATCAACCGTGGCATGAGGGGCATCATGCTCTATACAAAGAAGCGGGTAAGCGAACCAATCAAGTATTACTTGGGGTACGCAATACATACAATACAAGTGAAAAAGATCCACTTAAGTTTGATCAGGTAAAAGAATATATTGCTAAGGATGATTTTATGAGTGCTGCCATGGTGCTTAGACTTCCAAACATTACAAACATTGTGTATGGTAGAGATGTGGGTTATAAAATTGAACAGGTAGAACTTGCTCCAGAAATCCAGGCAATTTCTGCAACTCAAAAACGAAAAGAACTAGGTATATGAAACACCTAAAATTGGTTCATGAAAACTATTTCAAGCATATGTTTGAAGCATGGCTTATAGTAATTACTCTAATTACTGCTGGATTAATTTGCTTTATACATTCTATTTTTCCATTTTTATTTCAGACAACTGCTTCAACAATGGTAAAAAATATTATTGATAGAACTAATAAAAGGCAGGACATTAATGAATAAAATAACTTATATTGCAAAGATAGTCAGGGATAGATGGTTGCGTCCTTATGATGAAATTATAGTTCGCTTCAACACAAAAGCAAAATTAAAAGATCCATTGGTGTGGAGAATTTTTGTTAATGGCCAAGAACATCTAGCAAGTGGTTTTGAGATACAAGGCTATGTGTATGACATTGTTTCGCATGAAAATAATATTAAAAAATATAATGTGGGGTGTAAAGGAAGAGTTCGCTGGAATGGAACATTTGCAGACATCTATGCTGCAAAGAAAGAGCATACACCATTTTAATGTATACGAATGAAATGCGTAGGGCTGTACACTCCATTACACCGCCTAAAGGATTTGGCATAGAGATTATTGACAATGAGCACTTCCTTACAATAAAATTAGATGAATATAAATTTCTAAAAATGTTACATGATGAAAAAATAGAAGCATTAAAGTATGTTGTTCAAATAAAAAAGGCTTTAGAAATAAATGGAGCAATTGTATTAGTTACAAGAGAGGCAGTAAAATGAACATAGTCATTGTTGGCGGAGGAACCGCTGGATGGGTGACGGCATTATATGCAAAAAAAATGTATCCTAATGAAAACATTACTTTAATTCAAAGTCCAGAAATTGGAATATTGGGTGCTGGAGAAGGATCCACTCCAAGGCTTTTAAATCTTTTTTCTTTTTTAGATATTTCATTAGAAGAATTAATTAAAAAAACAAAATCTACAATAAAAGTTGGAATTAAATTTAGCAATTGGTCTAAAGATAAAGACAACTATTTTCACAATTTTTTAAATTCAAATATGCTTTTTAGTGATTACTTAACACATGAATCTGTTGATTTTTTTAAATTGCCACTGTTACCATATGAAAAATTTTTAGATATCCAAAATAAAAGTCAATCTTTAGTTTTAAATAAAGTTTTAAACAACGGAGATGTACCATTTTCTATTGACATAACAAAAAATGATGAAAATAAAATGAATAAATTTTTATCATATTCTTTTTATTCTATTCATTTTGATGCAAAACTTTTGGCAATTTTTTTATCAGAAATTGGAACTTCAAGGGGAATACAATTAATTGAAGACGATGTTGTTAAAATTAAAACAAACAAAAACAATGATATTGTTGAGTTGATTTTAAAAAATAAAAAAAATATTTTAACAGATTTTGTTTTTGATTGTAGCGGTTTTTCAAGATTAATAATTGGAAAACATTATAATTCTAAATGGAAAAGTTTTTCAGAGTTTTTACCTATGAAGAAAGCGTTGCCGTTTTTTATTGAAATGGATAAAGATAGTATTCCAGCATATACTGAAGCAATTGCTATGGATTACGGTTGGATGTGGAAAATACCATTACAGCATAGATATGGCTGTGGGTATGTTTTTGATTCTGACTATATTGATGAGGATCAGGCAAAAGAAGAAATTGAAAAATTCTTAGGATTTAAACCATTTTACCCAAGAGAAACAAAGGGTGCTTTTAGTTTTAACCCAGGTTGTTTTGAAGAAGTTTGGATAAATAATTGTCTTGCAGTTGGGCTTTCATCCGCATTTGTGGAGCCATTAGAAGCAACCTCGCTAGGGCAAACGGTTGATTTATTACAAAAATTCTTTACAAGCAAGCACTTAATTTTTTCAAATAATAAAACAGAAAAAAAACTTTTTAATAAAAACTACCTTACTACAGCAGAAGAAATTGTTGATTTTTTATGTTTACATTATGTAACAAATAAAGACAATAGTGAATTTTGGAAGCATTTTAATAAAAAAAATAAAAAATCAAAAAAATTAACTAATTATTTAAAATTAGGCAAAAACTTTAATTTAAAACATTCAAGTTTTGTGAGTGATGAATTTTTTACTTTAGAAAATTATTACGAAATTATTTTTGGTAATAAAATTTTTAATAAAAAATATTTAGCAAAAATAAAAAAAGATTATTTTGAAACCAATAATTTAAATTATTTTAATGATAACATTTTACATAAAAAGAACGTAACAAAAAATTTTATTTCTCATAAATATTTTTTAAAATTTATGGGCGGACTAAATGATTAAACAAATTAGTTTATTTTTTATTTGTAAAATTAAATCGCATAACCTTGTTGACGCTGGCTCTTGTCCATTTACTGGTAAAAGTTATTCAGCCTGTTTAAGATGTGGAGTAACAGTAACAAAATGAAAAAGAAAATAATTATATTAATATTATCAGCAATATCTATTTCTATTGCAATTAATTTATTTTTTGCCTCAAGGCTTAGTCAGTTATCAGACTTAGATTTATTTGACATTGAGGAAGATGATTAAGTCAAAAGGATATGTAAACTTCATGATAAGTGCCACAAAGGTTAATCTTAGGCCTATAAAGGGCATGTCTTGGGGTAGCGCTAAAGATCAGAATAGAGTACAATAGATATTATGGAAATGATGCTTTTGATATTTTTTGCTACCCTGTCTTTTTCTTTTGGACTATCCTATTGGGCTACACTTGACAAACTAAAAAAGTCTAACCTGTTGTTGGCTGAACTTTTTATAAAAACGAGGGCACTTGAAGAGTTAAACTCTCAAATAGATAACAACACCAGTATGTCTGACGATACAATACATAAAGAAAATTTTATAAAGTTCCTCTCTGACTCAAGAGATTGGGCCTTTGAGTATATTGAAAAGTCACAGCAAACCATTAAAGAGGTTTCAGATGAATTAAGGGTAAAAGGTTTGGATAACTACTCTGACAAACTTTTAGCACTTTTACCAGAGAACAACACTAAATGAAATTAAAAAACAACAAGGTGTCCTTTATACCAAAAGATAAAGAGACTGAAATTTGTATTCCAAGACCTCAATCAAGTAAAAAATATATTCCACAATGGTTTAAAGATATGCCAATAGAAGTTCCAACTATAGATGGACTTGGATCAGACATGACTGCTAAAAAATGTATACCATTTTTAGATTCATTAACATCTGGGTATACACAAGAACTTCCATGCGATGTATACATTAGTTGCAATACAGAAGAGGATGATCCAGAAATTAATTATAGGTGGAGTGGCGGAATTAGACCGCTTTCAACTAGAAGAGAGGACACTAGGTCGTCAAACTCCATGCCACACTTCCCTGGCTATTATAAAACAGAGTTTCACTGGAATACTTTTTGGGAACCAAAAACTCCAACTGGCTACAGCACTTTATATTTTCATCCAGCAAATAGGTTTGACCTACCTTTTATGACACACAACGCTATTATTGATACTGATAAATGGCCAATTACTGGACCTGTTCCTTTTGTAATTAAAAAAGGTTTTTCTGGATTAATACCTGCTGGGACTCCAATGTATCAAATGATTTTTATTAAAAGAGAAAATTGGGATTCAGAGGGGGCAGAATATGATGAAAAATATGTAAAAAATATATCCTATTCTGTACGTAAGTTTATAGGTGATGGATATAAAAAACAAATTTGGTCAAAGAAGGAATATAACTGATGAAAGAAGTTTTATTATCAGTACTAACAGGTTTTGGATGCGGTGTTGTGTTCGCAGCATTCAAATTGCCAGTACCAGCACCACCAGTTTTTGCGGGAATCGCAGGAATTGTTGGTCTGTGGATTGGCTATAAAACACTAACACAAATTATATCCTAGGAGGAATAATGAATAACTTATTAAACGATAAGTCAAAGGCAATGCTGGCATCATACGGACGATCTGTTCTTGGTTCAGTAATTGCACTTTACATGGCTGGCGTAACAGATCCAAAGGATCTATGGGCTGCACTAGTTGCTGCTCTAGCGCCCGTTGCATTGAGAGCGCTCAATCCTAATGACAAAGCGTTTGGCGTATTACCAGATACTGGTATTATTTCAGATGCTCTTGGAAAGATTGTGCCTGTTAAAAGTGCACCAAAGAAAAAGGCTGCTAAGAAAAAGTAGTTTGTTTAATAAAGGGGGCAAACTTAAAACTTGCCCTCTTTATTTTTTTATAATGGGGATTAATGGATTTTGTATACATATGCAAAGATGGAATAAATGAAGAACTAAAGTATTCAATTAGATCTGTTGTTGAAAGTTTTCCAGAAGCAACCATATGGGTTGTTGGTGGTAAGCCTGATTGGTATATAGGAAACTACATAAAAGTAGAACAAAAAGAATCAAAGTATAAAAATGCTGTAAAAAATTTAGAAACAATTTGTTTTTCAGAAGAAATATCAGAATCATTTGTCTTAATGAATGATTACTTTTATATCATTAAAAAAATAAACAAGATAGAAAATTTCCATAGTGGCTTTTTATTAGATAAAATAAACCTATACCAAAAATTAAATGGTAATTCTCAGTACACCAGAAAACTTTCAGGTACATACAAAAAACTTAAAGCCTTGGGATTTGAAAACCCATTAGATTATGAACTTCACGTACCCATGATTATGGAAAAAGAAAAATTAAAGATAGTATTAGAACTTTTAGATCAATTTTTGTGGAGATCAATATATGGAAATAAATTTGATGTTGGTGGCACACAAATGGATGACGTTAAAGTTTACAATTCTGGACCATTAGTTCTTAAGTCTTATAATTTAAACATAGATGATCACACCTATCTATCTAGTGCAGATAGTTCATTTAATAATATATTTAATAAAATACTTAAGACTAAGTTTAATAAAAAAACTAGATTTGAGCAATAAGTTCTAAGTATTTATCTTTCAATATTGTTGGTGCAAAGTTATTAAATCCTAAATTATAAGCCTGTTGTTTATAATTAGTTTTATCATTGATAGACATATACTTATCAATTGTTTGTGCTAATAAGACATTGTTTGCTTCAAATAAATTAATCCTAACTTTTGTTCTAATCGTTCCTATAGAATCTGAATCAACTAACCAGTCTTGTGGCAAGATTTGATTATTGGGTGAAACATTTGTCATAAAAACGGGTAGACCAGAAAGCAAAGCCTCATTCATTGGTAAGCATAACCCTGCATATCGTCTTGGTAATACCATAGCATCAAAGCCGTTATACATATCTTCCCTGTTTTCTGGATTACCAATTTCAATCTTTAGTCTTGAGTCTGTTACATTAGTTACTATTTCACTTTGACTTCTAATAACTAATTCATAATCTGCTTTAGAGTGCTTTAGCATATTTATTACGGTTTCAGTACCGTTTCTATCTTTGGCTGCCTTCTTTCCAGCAATGTGTAATAGTTTATTATGTGATTTAGAAATGTTATTATTTTTTGAAGTTGAAAATAACTCAGGAGTAGTTGGAGGTGGAAGATGAACAACCTTTGTCCTATCTCCAAACATGCTTTGAATTGTTTCAATTTGCCACAAACTGGGAGATAGTAGTACGTTTGGCAAGGGTAGTTCTGGGTTTGCTAAGTGACCAAACAGTTCATAGTTATACTGAAGAATAGTTTTTACTCCCCGTCTATTTGCAAACCTTATAAAGTTTTGATCGTAAAAAGTTTCACAACTTAATACAACGTCTACATCTCCTAAAAACATTTTTATTTGTTGAACAGACGGAAAACCTTGTGTCTTAATACAACTGTATTGGTCATACCATTCTGGATGTTGCTTGTTGTTATTAAACGGGGTAGAGTCAATTAAAAGAATCTTATCAGGACTAAGCATACTAACCAACTCTCTAGTCTGATTACCAAGGCCAGTATTATCTGATCTTGCTATGATTCCTAGTCTCATTCTTTATACCCCCAAGTTTCATCGTCTACCGTAAATTTGCGGGTACCCTGACGGCCATCTAAATGATAAGAACGTTTAATGCTACCTTCAGGATGATAAATCCAGAGTTTGTGCATATCCCAACCTTCTTGATTAAATACTTCATATGGAGATATATCGTCTTGAATTGCTCCATGAAACGTATCTTCTATAAAAAATTTATCTTTGCATCTTGGAAGTACAATGTCTTTGTAGTATTTTTTTCTACTTAGGTGTGGTCGCTGACTCCATTGTATGGTTTTCATAAAGCCATCTTCTAAACCAAACATAAGGTGTTCGTGATCTTTTGGTATAAAAGATTCAAAATGAAAACGAATAGTGTTTGCTTTAT